ATGAAGATCTCCCCCCGCCCAGCCCCGCAGACCGCGCCCGATTACTCGACCACGTTCGACTTCTCTATGATCGCGTCAATGCCGGAAGACAAATTTCTGACATTTCTCAACAGCCTGCCGAACCATCTCGCGGGGCATCTGGTAAATAATTGGGATTTATTTGCTCGAAGCGATCAAAAACCCCCGCACTCTGATTGGCTCATTTGGTTGCTGATGGGGGGGCGAGGTTCTGGAAAAACCCGTGCGGGGGCAGAATGGGTGCGCGAACAGGTGCAAAATTTCGGCAAGCGTCGCGTCGCACTTGTGGCGCCGAGCTATACCGATGCTCGTGAGGTGATGATAGACGGGGAAAGCGGGTTATTATCAGTGGGCTATCCGCAGGAACGGCCGGTGTACTTGTCTTCCCGCCGCCGCTTGGAATGGCCTAATGGGGCGGTGGGGCATGTATTTTCGGCAGAAGATCCGGATGGCCTTCGTGGCCCGCAATTTGATTGTGCGTGGGCAGATGAATTTTGCGCATGGGCCTATCCAGAATACACATTATCCAATTTACGACTGGCTTTGCGATTAGGTGTTAATCCCCGCCTTGTTGTGACGTCGACACCGCGGCCGATTAAAGCGCTTTCCAAGCTCATGAAAACACAGGGTGTTGTTATGACGCGCGCTAAAACCTCCGCGAATGCCCTCTATCTGGCCCCGACATTTCTATCCGCTATGGAAAAAACCTATGGGGGAACACGTCTGGGTCGCCAAGAATTGGACGGCGAATATATAGATAATCATCCGGGTGCATTATGGACTCGCCTGCTCATTGAACGCTGTCGTATTGATCGGGTGCCAGAGCTTGAAACTGTGATAGTGGCGATTGACCCGCCGACAACATCAGGCCCGAAATCAGATCGTTGTGGCCTTATTGTAGCCGGCCGGTTTAAGGAGGCTGGTCAGGCAAAGGCTGTTATACTTCATGACGGCAGCGTTCAAGGGCTTACGCCCGAAGGATGGGCGCGCCAAGCCTTGAGCCTTTATGAGGATTGGGATGCGGATTTTCTGTTGGCCGAGGTTAATCAGGGAGGTGACATGGTCAGAACCATTTTATCGACACTTGACCCCTTGGTGCCTTTGCAAACCGTCTATGCAACGCGTGCCAAAGCTGTGCGTGCCGAACCCGTTGCTATGCTGTATGAACAAGGGCGGGTGTTTCATGCTGGCGCATTTCCCGAGTTAGAGGATGAATTATGTACGTTGGGTTCAACCGGGCTTAAACATAGCCCCGACCGTGCAGACGCCCTTGTCTGGGCGATTACGCGATTATTATTAAAACATCGCGCGCGACCGCGTGTCCGCCAAGTGTAATACATATCTTCGGACGATCGAAAAGAGCCCGCAGCTCTCAATGCTGATGATCTGTACTCAAGAACAGGCACAATAAGACCCTGAGCTTGAATTTTGATACAGCTCCCGCCAAACTTAGCTTATGTTAGAAAGCTTTGTTGTTATCCTCGGTGTCATTTGTTTTTTAGGCGTTTTATCTGCTCGCGCATTCAAACCTTTTGATCCTCCGAAAACTCAACCCTTTTCGGACGCGACCGTTAAAAGTTTCGTCAAAGTCGACAGCGTGTTTGTGAATGCGCCTGAACGTATTTTTTTCCAAATGTTGGAGACCCGATTGCCTCGGGAATTCCGGCTGTTAACCAAGGTGCGTCTGGAAGATATTGTTCGGGTGGCTCCGAACATAAAAACGCCAAAGCAAAGATGGCAGTTGCGCGGACGCGTAAAATCCCGACATGTAGATTTTTTGATTATACGTTCAGGGGGTCAACCTATTGCTGTGATTGAACTTGACGGAAGTTCCCATTCTGCAAAAACGGCGACAGCGGATGCGCTAAAAAACGGAATTTTTTCGGCGGTCGACCTTCCATTGTATCGTGTAAAAGTTGGGTCTTCCTTTGCGGATCATATTGAAACTATCATAGCGAATTTACCTAAATAACGTAATTTTAAACCCTTTTTAACTATAATTTGCCTATGTACTGCTCTCGCAATGTGGAGCAGAATTGATGGCACGAAAGATGGCAAATAAACTCGATTTAAAACGCGACCTTAAAGAGGTTTCAGTAGAACTTGCAGCCCTTAACCGGGAATTAGCGTTAAAAATGATCTCATTAGCGGATCAAACGGGTGAAGTGCAGCCGCTTATTCAAGCGATTAATACCTTGCGCACGACGCAAGAGATATATTCAAATGACAGTACACCGCGTGAAAACGCCGAAATTCAACAATTATTGGGTAATACCTTGTTGAAAGTTGGGCGGGCCAAGGATGATGTAAATGCCTTGGAACATGCGATAAAAGCCTATCGGGGCGCGATTACTTTGGCCTCTATGTTGGGTGATGAGGAGATGCGCCGCGAATTAAAGCGTGATTATAGTCTAGCGCGGAACCTTTTAGGTCATCGTGTGTCAGACCCGTCCCTGAAAGGCGTCGCATAAAGGTCTTTTTTTTCACGACTTTATGTCTAAATATAAGAGATAAATCCGCACCCTGACAATCCGGGTTAAATAGTCCTCATTGTCATAAATGTGTCCGGCATAATGTCAGGACTTTATCGGAAATCTCTGTATGAAAAACTGGTTTCGCGCGGCGTCGCCTGCCCCGCCTGAAGAAAAAACTTCATCCATATCAACCCCGTCGCCAGCCGGATTGGACACTAAGGCGTCCGCAACAGGTGGCGCGCCTCTTATCGCCCTGCATATGTCGGGTCGGGCCGTATGGACACCGCGTGATTACGGGACATTATCCCGGCAGGGGTACCAAAAAAATGCAATCGTATATCGGTGCATTCGTTTGATTGCAGAAGCTGCGGCCTCTGTGCCGTTTTGTGTGCGTCGTGGCAATCAATGTTTGGAAAATGATCCAGCGGCGCAATTTTTAGCCCAAGGTAATCCCGACGCGACCGTAACTGAAATATTTGAACAGTTTTACGGATATTTGCAAGTAAGTGGCAATGGGTATTTTGAAGGGACTTTGGTCGACGGAGTGCCTATCGCGCTTTATGCTCTGCGACCGGATCGTGTTTCGGTTATAACCAATAAGCAAGGCTGGGTCGCCGGGTGGGATTATACAGCGGGCGGATTTAAACGGACTTTTCGCCGAGACCATACAACGGGGTGTGCGCCGATTTACCATATGCGCTTGTTTCATCCTACACATGATCAATACGGATTTTCACCGCTCGAAGCGGCTGCACAAGCTGTTGACGTACATAATGAAGGTGGGCGCTGGACTAAGGCCTTGCTCGATAATTCAGCTCGCCCGAGTGGGGCTTTAATCTATAAAGGTGCATCGGGGTCAGACCGTTTGAGTGATGAACAATTTGACCGTCTTAAAACCGAACTTGAAGGCTCGCATACCGGGGTAAACCAAGCTGGCAGGCCTATGTTACTTGAAGGTGGGTTAGATTGGAAAGCCATGAGCTTGTCGCCTTCGGATATGGATTTTATTGAAGCGCGTCGAGAAGCGGCGCGAGAAATTGCCTTGGCATTTGGTGTTCCACCGATGTTATTGGGTATTCCCGGCGACAATACTTATGCAAATTATAAAGAAGCTAATCAGGCTTTCTGGCGGCAGACGATTATTCCACTTACGCGTAAAACAGCCAAAGGGTTGAGCAGTTGGTTGCGCCCGTTTTTTGGTGATGATCTGGTAATTGCTCCCGAACTTGATCAGGTACCCGCTCTGACAGAGGAACGTGCAGCGCTTTGGCAAGGGCTGACGAACGCCAGTTTTTTAACGGATGATGAGCGGCGTAGCCTTGCCGGGTTTATGCAAAAAGAGACCATATGAGCGAAAAATCCTATCGATTGGACCGCACCCTGACCATGAGCGTGATGATAACGATTGTCTTACAGACGGCTGGAGCTTTATTGTGGGTTGGAGCGGCTGAAGCACGGTTAAACGCACTGGAAGTTGAAGCCGTCTCGCGCCCACCTGTGGCCGAACGTTTGGCGCGCCTCGAAGAACAAATGGGTATGGCGCGACAATCGCTCACCCGGATTGAACACAGATTGGATCAGGTTCGACCTTAGTCACCCGATTTTAACAAGAGATATAACATGATAGATTTTAACGCAGCGTCTGACGCTTTGCGGATATCTGGCTATGCCAGCCTGTTTGACCGGCCAGATATGTCGGGTGATATTGTGCGCAAAGGGGCATTTTCAGCTTCAATTTTAGCTTTAAAAACAGCTAGGCTGCCAATGTTATTTGGGCATGAAACCCAAAACCCTATCGGGGTTTGGGATCGAATCGTCGAAGATAAGTCGGGTCTATTTGTGTCCGGATTATTGATTTCAGGCGCTGCAACGGCCGACCGGACACGCCGCCTTGTTGAAGACGGCGCTATTACAGGACTTTCTATTGGGTATCGAGCTTTGCGTTATACGAAACGGAAAGCATTTTCGATATCGGAACGCCCCGGGACGGTTCTTGGCGAGACCCAAGGTCGTAATCTTTTAGAGCTTGATTTGTGGGAAGTGTCACTTGTGGCTTTTCCGATGTTGCGCGATGCGCGGATCACCCAGATAGACGGTCAAGCCCCCCTTATTTTTCATCCCCCTCACACAGGAGAACAGCGTGAGTAAATCCACAGTTAAAGAAACTAAAATGGCTATGAAAGCTACAACGCAAAAACAGGCGATGTCTGATTTTGCCACGACATTTGAGGCCTTTAAAACGGCGAATGATGAGCGTCTTGCCGCCATTGAAGCCAAACAAACCCTTGACCCTTTGGTTGAACAAAAGGTCGAGCGGTTAAATGCCACCCTTGATGCGCAACAAAAGCATATTGACCGGTTGGCAATCACGGCAAACCAACCCGCCCGCGTTAGAGGGCTGGACCAAGGGATGTCTGAAACCAAATCTGCATGGGTGAGCTATATTCGCACGGGCGATCAAATGAGCCTTAAAGCGCTTGAAGGTAAATCCTTAACCGCCAATGATGGCGAAGGTGGATTTATTGTGCCTTTAGAAACGGAAAGCGCGATTGAAAAAGCCTTGTCGGAGTCCTCGCCATTTCGGGCGATTTCAACTGTGCGAGCTGTGGGGTCTCCGCAGTTTAGAAAACCCGTGAGTTCAGGCGGTGCGGCCTCGGGCTGGGCGGGTGAAAATGAGGCCCGTCCGGAAACTCAGGCGCCTGTTCTTGAGCTTGTCGAATTTCCGGTAGGTGAGCTTTACGCAATGCCGGCCGCTACCCAGACTTTGCTTGATGATAGTGTCGCTGATGTTGATCAATGGTTGGCTGATGAGGTCCGTGATGTGTTTGCCGCTCAAGAAACAGCCGCTTTTGTTTCAGGAGATGGTATTAACAAGCCGCGCGGGTTTTTAGATTACCCGCAGCAGTCTGAAGCAAACCATACATGGGGGAATATTGGATATGTCACGACGGGAACGGATGGTGGCTTTGATCCTGATGCCCCTATCGACGCTTTATTGGATATCATTTACGCGCCTGAACCGCGTTATCGGGCCCAAGCTAGTTTTATGATGAACCGCCGTACAGTGAGTATGGTGCGTAAGTTCAAAGACGCCGATGGTCATTATATATGGCAACCGGCTATTGAAGCGGGCGGCGCCTCATCTTTACTTGGATATCCATTGACCGAGATCGAAGATATGCCGGATGTCGAAAGTGAGACTACGGCTATTGCCTTTGGTGATTTTCGTCGTGGTTACTTAATTGCGGATCGCCAGGGCGTGCGCGTTTTACGAGACCCGTTTTCGGCGAAACCTTATGTATTGTTTTACACGACCAAGCGTGTTGGCGGGGGTGTACAAGATTTTAATGCGATCAAGCTCTTGAAATTTTCAGCCTAATACATCGTCAGATTTATTTTACACCATGTCATCAGGTCGCGGTTTCGCGGCCTTTTATTTTGACTTTAATTTGGGGGAAAGGATTATAATGCGGATTATAGATATAGACGCTCCACCGCGCGAACCGGTGACATTGGAGATGGCCAAACAGTTTTTGCGGGTGACACAGCCTGACGAAGACAGTTTGATTTCCGACCTTATTCTTGCTGCGCGTATAAGAGTAGAAACACTTACGGCTTCAAGCTTGATTACACGACGTCGCCTTTACATGACTGATAATATTAATACCGCTGGTATTTTTGTGAATCATAGACCTATCCAAGACGTGTATCGGGTGGGTGTGATATCCAATTCGGGCGCGGTAACAGACATAGGACTCGACCGCATAGATATAAATTTACGGGTCATGCCACCGGTATTGCGCTTAACGTCGCGGCAAAGCTGGATAGCGAGCGCGCCGCAAGCTTGTGGCGTAGAGATAGAATTTAAAGCCGGTTATGGCGATCTGGCTGAAGAGATCCCTATGCCCCTTCGCCAAGCTATTTTGCTTTTAGTGGCAGATAGTTTCGAGCATAGGGATATTGGCGCTGACGCTGGGTCTAATACTGGACATCCATCTGTTCCTTTTATGGTTGATGCCTTGCTCATGCCCTACAGGACGCTCCGGTTATGATCGGGCGTTTACGCAGCCGATTGGGGGTTTATGTGCCCGCCCTTGCGTCTGACGATATCGGTGGATCTATCACGACCTGGAATTTTTATAAACAGTGCTGGGGTCATATTACACCGCGATCGATTTCAGAGCGCCTTGAAAACGGAAGATTGGAAGTGACACAAAGCTACCGTGTCGTCATTCGGTTTCAGGAGGACTTTCCAGAACGCGCCAGATTGATGTGGGGAGATCGGGTCTTACGTGTTGTCACGGCGTCTGATCCTGACACGCGGCGCGAGCGTTTACACCTGATTTGCGAGGAAGAACAACAATGACTGTTATGATGGATTTTGACAATGCTAAAAACCTCATGCGTAGCTTGCATGACCGTTTGTCCCAAGACTTAGGGGTGCAAGCGATATTGGGTGTGCCGCCACGTCTTTATGATCACTTGCCCGAAGATCCGGTGTTTCCCTATTTGACATATGGGGCCATGCGTAGTGCTGATATTGGCGGCGATGACACGGGGTTGATATCGCATAGTTTAAACCTTCATATATGGTCGCGATACTCTGGGCGCTCGGAAGGCGTTGACCTTTTAGCGGCTCTAGGCCGGGCGCTTAACACAGAAAGGCTGGTCATACAGCATGGTTCTGTGATTAGCGTGACTATTGTTTATACGGATATTTTCCGCGCACCGGATGCCCGCACCTTGCATGGTATTTTACGCCTTAACATCACCACTCAATCTGATTTGGAGACACCTTCATGACGGTACAACGTGGACGAGATATGCTCGTTAAAATTAAAAATTCGGATGACGGATTTTCGACTGTCGCTGGACTGCGTACAAAAACTCTGCGATTTAATGCGCGAACGGTCGATATCACGCATTCGGAAAGTGCGCAGGCATGGCGGGAGCTTTTACCCGGAGCGGGCGTAAAATCGGCAGAAATTAGCGGGAGCGGTGTGTTTCGGGATGCGAATTCTGACGCGCTCATGCGTACGGCCTTTTTTAGACAATCCATCAAAATGTTCCAGTTTATTTTGCCCGATTTCGGAATTGTATCTGGTCCGTTCTTGATATCGCTTTTGAGCTTTTCAGGAACATATGATGGTGCGGCAACCTATGACATGACTCTGGTAAGTGCTGGAGCGCCTGATTTTGATGTTATAGATTAATGGGATTTCAAAATGGCGATGGCCGCCTGAAATGCCGGGGGCAGGTTTTTATCCTGCGCCTGACTTTGGGCGGTCTTGCCGAAATCTCAACTCGCTTGTCTCTCACGGGGCCAATGGCTTTGATGCAAGGATTACGGTCTTTGCAACCGGATGAGGGACGTGTGCTGCTGGAGTGTCTTATGCGTCCTGCCCTCCCCCTCGAGGATGCACGATCTCCAGCAGCCGATTTTACACCCGAAGACATTGTTGCGGCTTTACCCGTTATCTGTGATGTTTTCGAGAAAGCATTTACACAGAATGACAATTGAAACCCCGCCTCGCATGCATGATGCCGAGACACAGGATAAGTGGCCATTTGTACTCTGGCTGAAGATCGCTGTGGAACACTACAGGTTAAGCCCGTCAGAATTTTGGACACTTAGCGTCAAGGATTGGTTGGGTTTAATGGGCCAGACCTCACAACGTTCTTTATCTTTCCAGGACTTAGAGGCCTTACAAAAGGCCTTTCCTGATCTGCCATAATCTAAAGCCGCAGACATAGATCTGGCCCCAAGATCGGGGCCGATTTCAAAAGCATAAACATATTACATGACACAACAATCCAGATAAGGAGGTGCAGGCTATGTCACCTGATGAAGAGGCGGTTAGACGTTTAGGTTCTACGGCTACAAATGATGCCCGTCGCGCCGCAGAAGATACGGCGCAAGCTTTTGAGGCTGCGGGCGAGCGTATAGCTGAAGCTTTGGCAGGCGCGGCGCGCTCAGGCACATTATCCTTTAATAATTTGGCCGAAAGTGTGGCTCAGGATTTAGCCCGATTGGCCATAAATGAGCTTCTGATATCGCCCTTGCAAAATGCATTGGGGGGACTTGGAAATAGCGGTAGCCCGTTTGCGGGAGCAGGACGTTCAACCACGGTGAATATGAACCTGTCCGGTGTTTCAGATGTCGGTAGTTTTAAACGATCTCAGGGTCAAATTTCGGCCAGTCTTGCCCGTGCCGTGCGCGACGGACAACGGTTTATTTAAGCTAATAAAATTTTTTACGAGAGAGTATGACTGATTTTCATGATGAAATCTTCCCGCTTACGCTGGCTTTCGGCGCGAGTGGAGGCCCGCAAAGACAGACGGATATCACGCCCACTGCGAGCGGGGCCGAGGTTCGCAACACTTCCCGCGCGCATTCCAGACGACGTTATAATGCGGGCGCAGGCCTTAAAAGTCTGGATGACATGCACCGTCTTATTGCCTTTTTCGAGGCGCGATTGGGTCAGCTATATAGTTTCCGGTTTAAAGATCCAATGGATCATAAATCCTGTTTGCCCAGCCAGACCCCGGGACCAGATGATCAAGTTTTGGGTCAAGGAGATGCTGAGACCACGCAATTTCAACTGGTGAAGCATTACCGAGACAGTTCTGGTGGATGGACACGACGTATCACAAAACCCAAAGCGGGTTCTGTTTTAATGTCTGTAAATGGTACATTGCAAGCCGCAGATAGCTATATTGTGGATACGCTGTCAGGCCTTGTAGAATTTATCACAGCCCCGGAGGCAGGCGCGATCATTGCAGCAGGGTTTACTTTTGATGTTCCTGTACGTTTTGACTCTGATAGCCTTGATTTAACTTTGGAAGCGTTCGGAGCCGGTGAGGTCGCAAATATTCCCTTAGTCGAGGTGCGAGACCGGATGCCGCCCTTTGTGGAGGGTGATCATGCGTGAACTGAGTTCAACCCTGCTAACACAATTGGAATCAACGGCAACAACACTGTGCTGGGCGTGGCGTATTAAACTTATGGACGGAACTGTCCTCGGGTTTACAGATCATGATGAAACTCTGGTTTTTGATGGTGTGACCCATGACGGTGAGACGGGATTGATACCGGGTGATACGGATCAACGTCTTGGGTTCGAATATGATACGGGCCATGTACAGGGTATTCTGTCTGGAACTCAGATTTCGCCAGCGGATATAGCCGCAGGCCGGTTTGAGAATGCAGTGATTGAGAGCTATCGGGTTAACTGGCAACATCCTGATCAATTCGTACATATGTCCAGTGGACGTATCGGCAAAATTCGACAGCAGGGAGACAGGTTTGAGGCTGAATGGATTGGTCATGGGAGTGTGTTGGATCGTTCCATCGGACGTGTGTTTTCACGTTTGTGTGACGCGGAATTAGGGGATGCTCGATGTGGTTTGGATGTTACGAATTTTCCTCAATCTACGCAATGTCCGCGGACGTTTTCTGCCTGTCGCGATCAATTTAACAATATATCGCAATTTCGGGGCTTTCCTTACCTATTGGGCGATGATGCTTTGCAATCTGGTCCGCAAGAGGGTGAGATATTTGACGGCGGTTCTCGCTATACTGGATTAACGCTGTAA